AGAACCGACAGCTCCTCGTACAACGTCGGGTCCAATTTCTCGTACCTGGCCATCCTCGCGGAGATCTCGGCCAGGACGGCGTCCCTGTCCTGCGTCTTCACGACCAGCGTGCCGGAGTCCTTCTCCAGGACCTTCGCCAGCTTCCCCTCGACGTTCAGCGTCCCGGTCCGCTCGCCCGCGCCGTAGAGCGTCACCATGTTCTGCGCCTTCGCCGCCTTCCGGAGGTCCTTCTCCGTCAGCCCCAGCTTCTCGTTTATCCTGCGGAACCTGGGATCGTTGTACGTCATGGCCGCTATCTCGTCGTAGAGGCGCTTCTTGTACGGCGTAGGGATCACGTTGCTCAGCTCGGCCAGCTGCCTGTTCCTAGTCGTCAGGGCGATGATCTGCGCCCCGGAGGAGGAGGCGTCCTGCTCCAGCGCCAGTGCAGTCCTGTACTCTCCGAGTGTGTCGAGGGAGGCCCTGGAGTAGCTGCCCTTGAGATAGTTGTCCAGCTTGGCAGTCTCCATGGCCAGCCGGAAGAATTTGCCGAGCTCCTCGCCCTCCACCCTGGACACGAAGTCGGACTCCAGCACGGCCCGGATGTCGTTCGGCTTCCCGCGCAGCATGTGGTTGCCGAGGCGCACCAGCTCCGGCCTCCACTTCTGCGCTATCTTCTGCCTGCCGGAGAACGTCAGGCTGTCGAATCGCCCCTCGAAGTAGTCGCTGAGGCCGCCGAGGAACGATCCCACCTGGTCCTGGAAGTTGAGGAAGCCCTCCGCACCCAGCGGCTTCGCCTCGGCCGTGTTCAGGAATGGTCTGAAGGTCTCCCCGGCCTGCGGCCCGACGAGGCCCCTCTCGTATATCCGGGCGCGGTGGTCCAGGAACGGGATCGAGGAAAACTTCTTGTCGCCGTCCACCAGCCACTCCATGGCCTTGAAGCGCTCGTAGGAGTCGCCCCGCGACACGATGTACTTCCTGTACGTGTTCAGGTCGTCGTACCGCTGCGCCGCGCCCCTGTCGTCGCGGAAGTACAGCAGTTTCCGGACGAACTCGTAGTAGTCCCTGTCCACCCTGTGCTCCGCCCGGGCGGCCCAGTTCATGGCGTCGGCGAGTCCCCTGTCCACGAACTCCTCCGGGAACTCGGAGAAGCTGGAGGAGGACACGATGGGGATCCTGGTGTCCTCCAGACCCAGCACGCCCCTGTCCATGAAGTAGGTCTTGTACCCGGGACGGACAATCAGGCGGTTCCTGGGGTCCACCGCGTTCACCCTCATGCCGAGCTCCACCTTCCGGTTGAGAGCCGCGTAATTCAGCAGGCGCTTGTCTCTGAGTTCCACGTAGTACGACAGCGTATCGTAGTACGGCCCGAAGTACTTGCCGCTCATGCGACTCTTCATGCGCCGCTTCTGCACCCCGAAAGTGCCCAGCTCGAAGAACTTGCTCACATTCCTCGACTCCAGCAGCCGGAGCCCCAGGTTGAACCACTGGTTCCTCGACCCGTTCAGGTTCGCCAGATTGTACAGGTCGCGGCCCATGGCCACCGCCAGGGAGTCTCTGTCCGGGGAGTCGTCCAGGCCCAACCGGTGGGCGAGTCTCAGGTAGAACTGCTGCAGATCCCTGTCCGACAGTCTCGTGCGGATCTTCAGCGGTATCTTGTAGTCGAAGACGTTGCGCATCTTGCGTGCCACCTTCGGGGCCACGCTGTCCTCCCAACGATTCCTGGCCAGGATATTGTCCAGGAAGTCGTCGTGGAGCTCCTGCAGCTTGGTCGGCCCCAGGACGGGGTCCACGTACGCGTCGATCTGCAGCTTGCGCAGCACGTCGGCGTCCTTCCTGATCTGTGTCTCTATGTAGTCCGACACGTTGGTCACGTCGAACTTCATCTGCGCGTTGGAGACCGCCTTGAAGTTGGTCCAGGGCTCGGGGTTCCTGCGGTACCTGGAGAAGACGGTGCGTAGGTTCTCGGCGACCGCCGCCCTCTCGTTCACGCCCATCTTGTCCTCCAGAGAAGCCACGGTGCGCTCTATGAAGTCCACGTCCCTCGGCAGCAGGTCCGCGCTGTCCCTGACGCGCCTAATGGCGTCGTTCAGCACCTCCGGCTTGGGCTGGTACAGGCGGACGTCGTCGTAGCGGCGGGTGAACGGGTTGAACACCAGCTGGTCCTCCCTCGGAGGGGACGTCAGCACTCTGTTCTTCGTCCCGCGCTTCACGTTCAGCAGGATCCCTCTGTAGTTGGTCAGGGACAGCGTGCCGTCCAGCTCCCCCGCCTGCAGGAGGTAGTAGTCGGACAGTGTCCTGGCCAGTCTCGGGTCGTTCATGAAGTCGTCCGGGGAGGCGGCTCCGAGCTGCATCGCGTCGAGCCTAGCCTTCGCGTCCGCGAACCTGCGGGTGTCCCCGGGCAGCACGTAGCCGGAGTCCGTCATGGCGCGCAGCTCGCGTATCCCGATGGAGTTACCCTCCGCGTTCGTGAACTTCTCCAGCTTGAGCTGCCCGCTCCTGAAGAGCGTCACCTTCTCGTACTCTCCGAGGTGTCTCAGCTGCATCTCCATCGGCTGCCTGGACAGCCACTGGTGGTAGCTCTCGCGGAGCGGGGTCTGGCCGTCGTAGAACGCCATCTGCTTCTTGGTGAGGTTCCTGACGTTGGTCCGCCTGACCTGCGCGACCCCCTCCAGGTCCGCGACGTCCTTCCAGGACTTGAAGACCGGCACCGTCGTCGACCGGCAGTTGAAGTGCGCCGGGGGCAGGTGCTCCGTGTCGTCCACCGGGTACACCGTGCCGTCCCTGTGGGCGCACAGGGGCGTGGTGCGCGAGTCCAGCACGGCCACGTACTGCCACCCGGCCAGCGCCCTCTCGTTCGCCATGTACACGGCGTGGTCCGCCTGCGTCTGCACGCTGGTCACGGCCGTCACCACCAGGGCCCTGGACTGCTGCCTGGTGATCTTGTGGATGTTGCCCTTGCGCACCTGCAGCGCCATCTCGTCCACGGTCCAGTTCTCGGCGACGCCCCTGCGGATCAGAGCCTCTATCCGCTGCCTCTCCGACAGGCTAACACCCGCCCACCCCGCGGCCAGTGTCCTGTCCTTGTACAGCGGGCGCTCCAGCACTATCTCCTCGGCCACCCTCCGGGCCGGCCTCTCGGGCCTCCAGATCCTGCCCACGGCCGCCTCCACGTTCTGGTAGGCGTAGGACATCTGATCGGTGACGAGGTCGAGGAGGGACCGCCGTGTCACACTGTACACCTCTCGGTACGTCTTCCGTAGCTCCCGGTCGACGGCCTCCCTCAGTTTCTTCAGGCCCTTCTGGGAGCGCTGCGCTTCCCTGACGAGTCTGTCGAGCCTGACGGCGTGACCGTCGACTATCAGGTCCACCTTCCCTGCGACGCGCCTCTCGTACAGGCGGATCATGGCCGCCCTGTCTATGGTGCGATCGTATACCAGGGTATTAGCGTTCATCAGAGGTCAACGCTTCTTGCGTTTAGCCAAAGCCTGACCCAGTCTGCTGCCGCCGTAATTGAAACCTGCACCGAACGCCGCTCCGGCCGTGCCTCCCAGTGCTGCACCGACCGGGCCGAAAGGCGCACCTTGTAATGTCCCTCCCAGTCCACCCAGGGCGGCCCCGGTCAGTGTGGAAGCCTTCCGGAACTTGCTGTTCCCGACGCTGTCTTTCGTGAATCCGCTGTACAGACCGCCGGCCACGCTGCCGACCGGGCCGAAAGCTCCAGAGACTATCCCCACGCCGTATCCCTTCTTGTGAGGACCGGCGGCGTTCTTATTTCCCAGCGGTGGACCCTTTCTTGCCATTTTCTACTCCTTGAGTGGTAGCTGCCAATTCCGCCGAGAGTTCGGCGGCGTATATCATCTCTCGCTCCTGCTTGGCCATCAGCAGGTCCTGGTCCTCGGCTATCTCCTTCTGACCCTGCTCGTCGTCGTACTCGGGGGGCAGCATATCGTTGTTCTTGAGGATCTGCACCCACACGGAGCGAGGGATCCTGCCGGACTCGTACCACTCGGTGGCCAGCCTGAGCCAGTCGGTCCCAAGCGGGGTCTGGTTGAAGTCCTCGGAGAGCGTGAACTTCACGTCCGTGCTGGAGATCTCGAGGTCGTACCTCCAGTTGATCATGAAGGCCACCACCTGCGACATCACCGAGCTGATCCTGCTGTTCAGCGAGCCCAGCTGGGCCGTCTGCGCCGCGTTACGCAGGTGCAGGGCCACCCCGGACTGGTCCGTCTCCGGCGTAAGCATCCTTATGCCCAGCCTCGCCATCTCCTCGATCGCGGCGGCTATCGCCCTGTCCATGTCCGCCAACGCGGCCGTCGGAGTCTCCAGGACGGAGGCCTTTCCCTCCAGCGGGAGCTTGATCCACGTGCCCAGCCCACCCTCGACTATCGCGTCGAACGCGTCGTCAGTCATATCCGCGGAGATCACCGGGGTGTACGTGGCGGCGCCGTAGAGCAGGTGGTTTCGTCTGCTCATCTTGTTGTACAGCGCGATTTCCTTGTTGATGATCGGCATAAGCACCGGTTCCTGCACGGGGATGCTGCCGTTCAGCGGCCAGGCAGGGATGAAAGATATCGGCTCCCCGTTCGCCAGCGGCACGATCTCCTCCACCAGGTCGAACTGCGTCACGTCTGCCTTGTTGTCCTTGTCGGTCTGCTGCGCGTCCCTCTTCCTGTACACCCGCACGCGGTACCTGCCCCCGCTGACGTCGTGGACGCGGACCGTGTCCACCCACTCCGGGTGGAACTCGTTCTTCGAGTAGTCCTCCACCAGCTCCCGCGTGACCACGCGCTCCAGCACCATACGGCCCGTCGACTCCGGCGTGATCTTCCAGTTTATCACCTTCTCGGGGCCCCAGAGTACCGGGTAGGGCTTGAACGCCAGCCGCTCGTCCCTGGAGAGCGAGTCCGCCCCATCGATCCTGGGATAGTCCACGTACACCCACGCCCGGCTGGTCTGTATCTCCTCCCAGAGAGCCTGATCCATGAAGGCCAGCATGGACGAGTCGTCCTGCCCGAACTCGTTCATGATCCAGTCGGCGGACTCCGGGGGCGCGGAGTCCGGCAGCGTTATCACAGGCCGCTTACGGAGCAGTCCCCCGACGATCATCTTGGCGAACTCCGACGATATCCCGGGCAGCTCGGCCTCTGCCCTGTACCAGTTGTACTGCTTCTGGCTCATGGAGGGCGAGAACGGGATGAGCAGGTTGCGGAAGGTGAACGTGTCCAGGATCTCGTCGTAAGTCTTGACGAAGCGCTCCCCGAGGCACACCGCCCTGGACTTGGCCCACACGGGGACCATCCTGTCGTAGTCAGCGCGGGGGCTCGCGACCGTCTTCTGAGAGGCCGGCACGGCCGCTACGGTATCCATCAGTCACCCCTCATGCGGCGGTTGAACTCCTCCACGGAGCCCTCGAAGCGCTCGCCGGAGACCGTGTTGTGGCAGGACAGCATCCCGCGCGCCCCCGGGGAGATCTCCCAGTTGGACGGTATCCTGTCCTGGAAGGACTGCGGCACCGGGGAGGCCACCTGCGGCTCCTCCGCCTGAGCGGCCTCCGCCGCGTCCACCACCTTCTCGGACGGTAACTTAATTTTTGCCATCTGACTCTCTCTGTTGGTTTGAACTACCTGGCCACCACGAGGACGAACATCGAGCGCTCGTCCTTCTCGCCGCCGTTCGTCGTTATCTTGCAGTTCACCCTCGACCTGTCGCCCACGGCTCCGCCGGACAGCTTGACCTGCACCTTCTTGCCGTCAACTATGGTCGGCCCGGAGTCCAGGGCCAGCGGCGTAGTCTCGGAGAGGCCCGAGAGCGACACCTCCGCGGACACTATCGGGTCGGCGGGGCCCACCCAGTCGGTCCAGTCGAACGCGTAGTACAGCTCCCCGGCGGGGCTCTTGAGTATCTCGTACTCGCCCCCGGTTGTCAGGTAGAACCCCGTGTCCACAATGCTCATCTCCAGCTCCCGTCTCGCTCGATCCTAAGAGAGCGGCCCTCCGCCCTGACGGGCAGCTCCCGGCTCTCGCCACGAACGCGCAGGGCCCTGTCCTCGGCCCGCACGCGCAGAACCCTGTCCATCTCCTCCACGAACTCGTCGGAGTACACCCTGGCCCCCAGCGAGTCCCCGTACTGCGCGTTGAAAGAGTTCCCTCCCGAGAACAACTCGTCCGCAGCGCCCAGACGCGCGTCCAGCCGGGCCGAGAGCGAGGACTCCGCAACGCCCGCGGCCGACGCCCCGACCCCGAAGGCCACCGCGGCCGTCCTGACGATTATGGCGTCCGACGCCCCGTCCGAGCCTACCGACGCCGCGTGGGACACCCCGAAGGCGGTGGAGGCGGCGGAGGACAGAGCGGCACCGAAGGAGGAGTCGAAGTCCGCGTGCCTTACGACGGAGGCCACGAAAGCGGACGCCGCCCCCTGCGACTGGACGTGTTCCTCCTCCAGCACCAGCGGGCCGACGGTGTCGGACTCCCCGCC